TTAAGTTTAAGCTGCCCATCTCTATATGCATCGCCACGTTCAAGAGCATCGCAAAGACGTTTAAGTTCGTTAATAGCTTCGTCATACTTGGCTTTATACATAGTAATAATATCCGTTTCCGCTTTCATATAAACAGCGGCTTCTAACATAGCACCATATAGCAATACTGGGTCATAATTATCGCCAAGCCAAGACTCCCCTGCAGTTACAATAGACTGCGGATAATAGAAGTAATGCATTTCTACAGAATAACTTTGGTCCGGTGTAGGCCCTAAAAGATACGATAAAGCATAGTTATTATTTAGCTGTGTACCAAATAAAGAATAAAATTTAGGGGTACCAGTTTGCGTAGAATTTGGATAGGCTTCACGTATGAAATTAACATCTTTATTGAGCAGAAAAATATAATTACCGCTAGTATCAATAACAGCAATAGAATACGCAGATAGCCAATCAGTGGGTAAAGATAGATACGGGTTACCAGAAGATATAATTCCTGTTACGTTTTTACGCAAGGCGGGGATATTAACCGCATTATATATACGTGTTTCAGCTTCTGTTATAAACGTATTAACCTGCGTATTACTTAGCGTTGTTACAGTCGTAGTTCCATCTGTCCCAGTAAAAGTAGTAGCTGGAAATTCGTTTTCGCAATAATTTTTAACTGTCTGAAACAGCGTAGTGTAGTTCACACTTTATCCTTAAGCCATTGGGCCTCTAGCAATACGACCTTTAGTAGCTGCGCCGTTACCACGGGTTTCAATACCATCGGTTTTAGTTTCTTTAAAAGGGCCTTTGGTTACGTTACCTACTGAGATATTCATCTTATTTAGGTAGTCATTACCAGACTCAATAGACATTTCAGGTAGCTCGTTGTCAACAGCCTTACCACTCATAGTATGTGGTTTTGCATAAACATCAGCAGGTTTGTTATTAATTTTAGCCATGATTATTTTCCACCAAATTGGTTTTTAATTTTAGCCATGCCATGACCCATAGACTTCATGTCTTCATTAGTCTTGCCGCCAGCGGCCATCTTCTTAACTTTACCGCCCTTTTTAAGCTTATCAAGGTTTGTACCCTTGCCGCCTTTATGCTCTTGTGCATCATGCATTTTAAAAGCCTTCTTAACGATTGCTTTATCTTGCTTGATATCTTCTTTCATGCTTTCCATCTTTGCCATTTTAAGCTCCTTAACTGATTGTTACGCTGTTAGTTATACCTGTTGATTGTAACGCATTTGGTGTTTCATTGAAATCATATTTCATACCTACCGGGTTAAAACCCCACTGAATCTGCCTACTACCTCCACTAGGAAACCCATTAACATCATAGCCTGACTGATAATAACTATTGTCTCTTCTAGGTTCACGAACTGCTTGTGGGTCATTAACTGGATACATACCAAGTTGAAGCTGTGGCTGGTCCATTTCCCAACATTCATGACATACTTTAATACTGACATTTTTAGTTTTAATAGTAAGTTTTTTAAGCTCAACAAGTTTATAACGAAACCCGCAGCGGTCACACTCCGCAATTGCAAATTTACCTGATGAAAACATCGTAGTCATCTTGCTTTACCATACCCTCTAATTGCTAATTTACCTGCAACTTTTGGTTTAACTGTACCGCCCTTTTTATACTGTTGAGACTTTGAGGCTCTACCAGCTTTTTCTGCATCACCTACCTCGTCATCCATAATTCTATGTATTTCTTTAGCCCTTTTATCACCTTGTTCTGGTGTATCGTATACAGGATATTTACCCTTATTAATATCAGAACGCCAGTAATCTCTAATTAAATCTGGGTCTTCATATTGTTTACCTTGAATATATCCTGGTACTGTTACAGATTTACCCTTATATGGACCTGAATCCATTGTAACTCCTGTGCTATATACAGTAACAGGCTCACCTTCTGGACCAGTACCAACATTATTCATCTTAATATTGTTACGATGATACTGAACTAAATTCTGTTCTTGAGGTGTTAATTTTAGGTCTTTAGCCATTTTAACTATTCCCTAAATAAGTCATTCTTGGTATAAAACGAATCGGTGCCTTCTCTCTATCTTCTTCAGAAGCAAATTGAAACTGTTGTTCGTAATCTTGTTTTAAACCTACAATTCTTTGCGGGTCTATATTTGGTAGCTTCATAGATAAATAATAAGCAAGCCCAGCAACCATACAATTTAACCAGCGGAACGGGATATCTTGGGTATTAACGGCATTTCCTGCATCTTGTATACGGCGCATACGCCAATAAACAAACTGATAATATGGGTTTTGTGCTGTACCTTGGTCTGGAGTGGGCCAAACGGTAATCTGTGGGTTTCTATCAGGATTACTACCAGTAGGATATGATGCGCCTGACTGTCTATTTACCCAAACTTGAATTGGTCTACCCTGCGCTAGTTTATTAGGAATTGTAGAGTAGGTAGATACACTGATGCGACTGATGGTGATATCCGTCTGGTTATTCTGCTGACCTTGATTAGTGCGAATTTGGTGCTCAAGTAAATCAATTGTGTCTGTAGGAAGGTCGTAAGTATTAATACCCTGTACCATCGGGATAGTACCTTGTTCAATTGTCCAAAGATTAATTCCACGGTTTGCCCATTCTATAGTTAATAAATTTAAAGAACGTCTTGCAGTACGAAAATCATAGCCAGAGCGAAGTTGTTGACCACATCTTTCAAATGATTCTTCAACTAAATCACTTAAATCTAAATTAAACGAACTGGTTCCAGTAGTTGTCATTTCATGAACTCAAATAATAATCTAACAATAAATAAGTCAAACACAAGCATATCACAATCATCTTCATGTGCTATTTCAGCCCCAACCATAACACCTTTAATTAAATGGATATATAGCGTCATTATGTAACTTTCCTGTATGGTTTAACTTTACTTTTAACACTTTTAGGCTGTGCTACAAACTGTTTACCCTTTGCCTTACCTTCACGCTTAGCCTTAGTAGTTGCGGCGTATTCTTGTGGGCTTAGCGCCTTAATTGCTTTCTCTGGCAAATATCTTTCTCCAGTTTCGGAAGATTTTTTACCCGATTTTGTAGTCCACTTCTGTTCAGTCCAAGCTTTTAAAGAACGCTGAGATTTTGCTAGCCCGCTCATTTATAGCCACCGCCAGCAGCTTTATACTTCTTTGCGACTAACTGTGCCTTACGCGCGGACCATTGACCTGCGCCTGTACCTTGTGTAGCTGCCGATTTAACTTGTGACACGATACGTTTTCTTAACTCAGGCTTAGTATAATTACCGGCGGCATTTACACCTCCACCCTTTTTAAGTAGCACTGCTGATTCACTTGTCTTAGGTATTTTTTTAGGGCTAATAGCGCCCATACCCCGACTAGCTTTCATTTTTTACCCTTTGCAGCGCACCCGTATCCGCGAGTAGCTAATTTACCTGCGACAGCCCCACCCTTTTTATAAGGAGTGCCCATAGTATCCATACGACCCTCAGACATGTTTTTAACGGCAGCTTCTCCAGCATCATTTTGTTTTTGCTGTTCTTTTGCTACACGTTTTTCCATGTCTGCTTTAGTAGCCTTATCACTATCAGCTTTATTCTTTACGTAGTAGGCTTTCTGTTCTTCGGGGGTCATTATTTTTTACCTTTAGTCATACCGCCACCACACATCTTAGCAACCATATCATGATTTAATTCATGCCCTGCTGCGTGAGCTTTAAAGTGCTCATGGTGTGGTTTGTGTCCGGCAAGTTCACCCTTATACATATCTTCATTCAAGTCATGTTTTATGATTGCTTGGTCTTTTGTTACTGGTGCGTGGTCCATTTTCATATATATCTCCTAATTAGCAAACTTTACCTTTAGTCTTGCCTTTAGACTCAATACCGCCGCCTTTAGCAAAACTCATACGAGACACTTTACCCATCTTAGCTGAACCAATAGATTTCTCTTTAGGTGCACCTTTTTTAGCGCTCATAGTATCTTTAACTTTTTCCATTTTAGCTGGCATCATACGCTCTTCTGATTTGCCACCCATTGCCATTTTCTTTGTTGCCATACCGCCCCCTTTAAATAAAGTTTCTTGCCCGTGGTCAGTCTTTGGTTTATTTATAGTTTGTCTATCGGGACGACCACCTCCAGAAAACTTTTTGCCTTTATCTGCGCTACTAAAATCTTTACCGACAGTTTGTGGTATACCAACTTTTTTAGCGAATGATTTATTATGCGCTATTGCTTCCATAAAGTCATGTTGTTTTTTGCTTTTGCTAGGCATTATTTGCTCCAAATACCCTGTAATAAGTTAGCAAAAATTGCTCCAATAACTGCAAACGCACCGCCAACCATCATTAATGTTCTCCAGCCGCCATGCGCCGTATCCAGCGTTTTTTGTATGGATTGAATAGCTTCTTTAATTTGCTTCATCTCTTCAACCATTTTATCCATATCACTCTGCAAATGCACTATATCATTAGCGTGAGTAGCTAGTTCTCTAGCAGTTTTAATTGGGTCAATATCGCTCATTAACATTTCCACCGTTTTAAACTTGCTGCTTTACGGGTAGGTCTGCCTTTTTCATCTTTCATTGGTCCGGGCATACCACTCATTCTTGCACAAAAAGATTTCTTACGTGGACCACCTTCTGGTTGAGGCGCTTTAAGATGCGACCCAGTTTCTGCATTATACTTAGCTCTTCCTTTGGCGGTAAGTCCGGCTCCCTTCGAAACAGGAAGTTTTTCTCCACGTCCAACTGCAAGGGAAGGTCCTTTTTTCTTAGTAGCCACAT